ATTGAAGTATCAGCTCTTAATTTTGCTAATTCTTCATTTTGTTCAAGTTTTTCATCTTGATTTGCTTGGTTCATCATCGCTTTCATCTTATCAAGATTAATTCTCTCTTCATCTTGTTCTTTTTTACGCTGATTTTCCATGGCTCTAAGGTCTAATTCTCTTGATCTTAGTTTTGCAATTGGATCATTATCGAATTGTGAAGTAATTTTCTTTTCTTCATTCATAAATTCTTCCATCATCTCTGCAATCAACTGTGCTTTTCTTGCTTCAATCTTCTGTTGAATCTGCATTGCTTGCATTTGCATCTGTTGAGCCATCTGTGGATTCTGTTGCATAGCCATTTGCATCTGTTGAAGTTGTACTAATTCATTTCTAAACTCTAATTCAATTTGTTCTTGAGCCATTAAAGAAATATGTTCAAAAATATTTTTCTCTAAACTTGCCATGACCATTGGATTATTTCTTGCAATGTTTGTTGCCATGAAATTTAAGTGAGCAGTGATATGTGCCCTGTGATCTTGACCAGGAAATGCTTGAAACTGTCTGCCTCCTAATGCATCAATATGTTCTAATGCTGGATCTTTTGGCATTGGTTGCATTGGTTTAATTAACACTTGGTCGATATTTTTTACACCTAACGCTTCATACATATTTCTATATGCAGCATATAAATTATGCATTTGCGGATTAGATTGTGCCAGTTGGAGTTCTGTTTGCGCAAGTGAGATACGCTGTGTCTGTGAGAAAATGTTAGGGTCAGCAACTGGCAATATATCTACTCGATCATCAAAGTCTGTTTGTTTAATCATTCTTTGACCCCCAACTACATCATACGGATATTCCGGCGGTAGATATAACTTGAATACTCTAGCTAAAATTTTAAATTCATTTTTTAAAGCTGAGTAAATTCTTTTATGAATAGCAGACATTGTTCTGCTACCTCTTTCTAATAATGCAACTGTAGTTCCAACTGCAGCTTGTTGATTACCATCACCAACTTGTAAATCTGCAATAGATGCAAATCGTTGACCTGCTTGAACGACTATACCCATCAAACTTAATAATGTTTGAGAAGGTTCTTTAAACGGAAGCATCATAAATGAATCTCTTAAATTTCCACCAGGTGCATCTACATCTCTAAACTCACCCGGTTGAATAGATTGTGCATCATCTCTAATTCTAATACCACGCATTTTAAATCCTGCTGGTAAATTTGATAAAGTCCCTGCATCGAGTAATTGTCTTAATGCAGAAGTTGCTGTTCTTGATAATCCACCAATCATGTGAATTAAACCAAAACCATAAAAACCTAAACCCGGTAAAAATTTGAAATGTACAAAATATTGTATTTTAGATTTTTTAGAATCTCCTACTTCATAGTTTCTTCTAATGGATAAAATCTCATGTGATCCTTCTACTAACGTTACAATGTATGGAATCTTAATTCCTGACGGCTCACCAGTCTGTGGATTTACATCTTCAAAACCTTCTAAATCTAAATCAACATGACACTCTAATAAAGTAAATACATCTTCATCTTTCCCTGATTTTGTTACTCCTTCAAGTTCTCTTTCTTTTTTCTCAACATCTGTTTCTTTGTCTTGAGGTTTACCAAGTTCTACATCTCTATAGAAACCACTAACTTGTTGTTTTCTTAAATCGTTTTCAGAAATTTTTACACGATGAATAATTGCTTCCGCATCATCTAATGAGGTAGCTGTGTACGGAACAATTAAATCATCTGCAGGTACAAATTTTGATACAGCCCTTTGTTCCATATCATCATAATATACCTTTTTAAAAGCTGAACCTGCTAAAGGTAGATTGAACAACATTTGATCAAACTCCGGTTCATACTCTTTCATTTTTTCCATGATCTCGTAGTTCATGAAATCTTTAACTCTATTTGCTTGTTCTGTTTTTTCTGGAGTAGGCATTCCTAAAATTTGTGTTCTTACCGGTCCATCTGCTGGAAGTAATTCTTTATATGCTAACGCTTGAAACTGTGTAACTGCTTCAGCTAAAACTGGATGTGTTGCACCAGATGCTCCTTGGAAAGGTTCTGTTCTATTATTATATTTGAAACCTAGTAAATCTAAACCTTGTGTATAAGTTTGTTCCCAATCTTTTCTTGATGCAGAATAATCCATATATTTAGAATTAAGATCAGACGCTAATCCTGCTAATACTTCATCAGGTAAAAAATCTGCTAAGTTTGCATAATGCTCATCTCCACCTTCAGGGGATGCAACTGCAGGATCTAAATTAATATCAACCGAACCATCTTCGTTCTCTTGAACTTCGACATCATCTGGAGACTCTTGAGCTTCTTGAACTTCTTCTAAAATCTGTTCTTGAACTTCTTGTTCACCAGGTAATTCAAATTCTTTTCTTGGCTCGTTTGGAAGAGCTTTGTCTATATTGTCTGCCATTTATTTTCTCCGTATGTGTTACTTCTTTAACAGTATTATAGGAAATATTCAAGCCCTGACTCTGGGGCCCTGATTCCGGAGGCACTGTTGTAGTAAGTCTTTTAATCATTTTCTTTAGATTGACTTGCTAATTCTCTCATTGCTTGCTTGAATGCTTCTCCAAAGCCAACTCCTTCAATATCCATGATCTCTTCGATCTTTTCTTTAAGAGCCAATGTATCCGGGTCCATGGAACCTAATTCAAAACCTATTCTGCCACCTTGTGCCATTTTAGGAAAATATTTTTCTGCAAAAGTATCAATATCCATTCCTGTTCCTTTTTGACCTCCTGCTTCAATATACATCTTTGTGACCATTGCATTATATTTAGTATCACCGCCTTTTAAAAAACCAATTCGTCCACCATCAGCTTTTAACTGTGGAAGTGTTTCACCTGGATTGTCTTTTATGAAATCTTTTAAATAAGATGCTCTTTCTTTTATAAAATCTTTTGCTTCATCACTACTCATGACTCCAGCGTTTTCTATTTTGTTTACGGAGTTTATTAAAAAATTATTCATCTCACCTTTATCAAATCCACCGAGATAACCTTTAATAAATTTATCAGCATCCTGTTTAAATTTTTCTTCGGTGTAGGGTTTTTGTTTTGGAACGTTTGGCATTACAGTACTCCTGCAATACCGCCTTTAGCTTTTTTCTCTTTTTCTTCTTTTTGTTTCTTTAGCATTTTTTTAATTTGTTCTACAGACATATTTCTTTCAGATTTTGGATAATTTTGTGGATTATATTTTCTATCTAACTGTTCCGCTTTAGCTTTGTAATATTCTTCTTCGGCATTTTTATCAATTACTTCTTCATATGCTCTGCCTGCATCTTTGTATTGCATTCGGCCACCAGCCATAGCCATTTTTCTATCCTTCATCATTTGTTTTTTTGTAAAATATTCTCTTGAAAAATCTTCTAAAGATCCATCATAACCATTTTTCTTAGCATCTTCAAATTCTTGAAGCATCATAAATATTTCAAGCTCAAATTCTTCTTCAGGGGTTTCACTAGCCATCTTAATTGATGGTGCACCTCTATCTAAAGATTTAATACCACCCATATCATCGTATTCTTCTGGATCAGGTAAATCTTCTGGGATATCACCAGTTTCGATGTTTCTAAGTAAATCTTTTAATCGTTGTTCGTCTTCTCTTGCCATAATGGCTAATAATACACTTTTGGTTTCTGTTGTAAAGGCTCATCTTCATAATCTTCTGGATGTTCAATTAAACCGCCTTGTCTAAATCTCATTACTGCCTGAGTCATGGAATCGACTAAATCATCATGATCTCCATATGGAAACGCTGCACATTCTTCAATAACTTCTTGTGCAAATTCCATATCGGTTGGTGCATATATTTTACCAGATTCAAATAACGGTGAAACAGAATTAACTCTAGTATGTTTATCATTACCACGGGAAGGTGTAAAATTAATTACTGGGATTCCAGCTTTTCTAAGTTCATAGGTAAGAGGTAGTCCTGATGCTTTGGATTCAACGATTACGGTTTCCGGCTGCCAGTAGCCGTATTGATCGAGTGCAATACGTCTTAATTCTGGAAATTCATATCTTCCTTTAATAGCATCCACTAACATTAAACATGGACCACTATCTTCTGTTGGATGAAATACACCCCAAGTGGTAATAGCAGAATAATCGGCAGTTTCTTTTTTCATGAAAGCGGTATCATAAGATTGTATAACATGTTGTAGTGCAGGTATTTCACCTTCCCAATTTTGCCACCATTCTCTTTTAATCAGTGCACCTTCTTCACCAGTTGGATTTTGCATGTATTGTGCATTCCATTTTGATAATGGAATCGAAGCTCTAACAGATTCTAAATCTTTTAGATTCCAATATTCCGGCCACAATGGATCACCGCTTGGTAAGATTGCAGGAAATTCTATAACTTCCCATTGATCTGCTTTAGGTTCTTTTTGAGCTTTAATTAATCTTCCCGCTAAATCTTTTTCATTCCATCTTGTCATTACAATAATAATTGTTCCACCAGGTTGGAGACGTTGTCTAGGTCCTGATGTATACCATTCATAAGTTCTATCTAAAGCTTGTGCATTCATTGCATCTTGTTCAGTGTGCGGGTCATCAATAATTAATAAATCTGCACCCCGTCCAGTAATTGCAGATCCAACACCGGCAGCATAATATTCACCACCTTGTTGTGTTTCCCATTTACCAGCAGCCTGACTATCTTCTTTTAATCTTGTATCAAACACTTCTTTGTATTCAGGTGAATCCATAAGTTGTTTTGCTTTACGACCAAATCGTACTGATAATTCTGTGGTGTTA